ATGGGAACATCAATCTTGATACTTGGATGAGTGACCTTTGGATCAGTGTAATAATTTTCTGAATAATCTCTGTTCTCCATCATTACCCCCTAACCCAATTTTCAGCTTGTTGTTTAGCAATTGATAAAGAATTACAATAAGTGTAATTTGCACCATTGTAATCCGAACACCAAAATGTCCACACTTTGCTATCTTTAAATTGCTTATAAATACAAGCAAAATGCTTTCTAGTATACGGGTTAAATTTTGGTGTATATCTATCCCCATTCTCATATTTTACTACTTGATAATATCTATGAAAATGATTTTGAGATTCTGTAGAAGTATCTCTTTCATATTTAAGTTTCATAATTTTCTCCATGTAATTAACTTTCATTAATGGTATCATAATACTACATAGGACACAAGCAATAATATTAATTTATTAGACTACATAAGACCTGGGTATATATAAGACTACATAATACAACAAATGGCTATTAATGGCGATTTAAGAGCCATACAGAAACAAATGTACTTTTAAGGTATGATCTATCAAAAAATGTTGTTTTGTCATTTTTAGCTTCCACCTTGGATTACAGACAATTTACTAATATTGTGTCACACTTATAACAGTATTTTGAAAGAAATGACTTTTATAAAAAAAGTTTCAAATCTAGCGTGACAAGTGTGACAAGTGTGACTAACCACATTGTAACCTATATATAGAGTCAAAAAACCATGGCACACTTCTCTTTAAATTTGTCACGTTTGTCACACTTCAATGTGACGCAATGACGTTTTTTCTTTTTTTGTTTTACTTATCTTTAGAAATTGTTCTATAAATAAACTCATGCAGAAAACTATTGTTAAAATCGAAAAAAATCATAATAGACTTTTGACCAACAGACAGAAAACCTTTGCAGAGCTATATGTCGAGGGCATTTATACAAATAAAGAATGTGCTATCCGTAGTGGATATAATGAAAGTTCTGCCAAAACTCATGCATCTAGGATGCTAAATGCAAGAGAATATCCTCATGTTGTTGAATACATTGAAGAGTTAAGACAACTCCGAGAAAGAAAATATGGTGTCACATTGATGGGTCAATTAAAAAGGTTTCATGAATTAAGTCATGGAGCAGAAAATAAGGGACAATATAGTTCGGCAGTTAATGCTGAAAAAATTAGAAGTGCATTAGGTGGTTTGACTACTGATCGAAGAGAAAACGTTCATACTCTTGATAATCTGACACGAGAAGAAATAGTTTCAAGATTAGCTGACTTACAAAAACAATACCCTCAAGTATTTATTGAGGGAGATTTTAAAAAAGTTACAGATGACAACCGAAAAGAACCTTTGGCTAAGAGTTAAAAAAAATCTACCACATGATTGTTATGCCACACGAATAGAAAATCGTATGGGTGGAGGTGTACCCGATGTCTATATTATTTGGAATGGACTTGCTTTTTGGATAGAACTTAAGATAACCAAGGATAACAAAATAAGGTTATCTTCAAATCAGATCGCTTGGAATACCAAGCACTCGCTCAATTTTGGGTTATCGTACATCTTGGTTCAACGGGTCGGGGAGGGTAGCTTATTTTTATTTCGGGGCGAGGATGCTCGGCAATTGGCCATAGATGGACTAAATACAGAGCCTATAATCAAGGTTTCGGGTTCGGGATTCGGGGACATTTTCGGGGCGATTCGGGATTCGGGGATCAAGCACCTAGAAACAGTAATAAAGAAACATAAACAAAGTATCTAGGACAATGGTTCTAGAATGTTGGATATAAAAAAAGAGGCTCTAAGCCTCTTCCTTTAATAGTTGAAATTCTTCATCTATTTGATTCTCAATATTTTCTAATTGATAAATAGCATCGTCAATTAATTCCTCTTTCATATAATCTAATATGAATTTTTCTCTAAACTCGTCTAAATATTGCCGAGCCTCATATATATGATTTTGAATAATTGATAATTCTTTTTTTTGTGTTTTTGTAATTGCCATTGTTTAGCCTCCCTCAATGTGTTTTAAATATTATTGATTGTGAATTTTGATTCCAACATAAACCGCACGTCCCACAATTTGCGGTTTTATTTTCTTGTACGGGACATAATATAGATTCACCTTTTACTGGTTTTACTATGTCATAAGAATTTGCGGAAAAACTATTTGTTAAATCATTACTAAATCTAATATGTGAATGTTTATTATAATTTAGTTTAATAATTTCCTTCGCAATATCTCTTGATAGCTCAATTTTAGAATTAATATTATTTGCGGTGTATCCATAAAGCGCAATATTCTTAAATGTATTTAACATTATAGACCAAAATTTTACATATTTAACATTGAAAAAATCGCCTAGCACGTGCAAACGAATCAATAACAATTGATTCGTAGAATTTAACAATTCATTATAAATTCTTTTTTGTAATAAATTTTGATTCTCATGACTAATGCGATGAGCGAATGGCATATTATTACCATAGCAATCGCCCCAATGTATACAATCTGCGGGACATGTTTCACGTTCAATTAAAGTTACTGTTTTTAATTTATAGTTGTTATACATTCCCTTAATAACTTTTTTACCAAGTTTAATGTTTTTACTATCTTTTATTATTTTGAATTTATATTCATCTAGATCATGAATATTTTTTTTATATATAGTTGTAGTAAGCATTTTTAATACCTCATGTAATTGTCCTATGTAGTATACTAATATTTCGGATATTATGCAAACTTAAAATTTTGATCGGGTTCGGGTTCGGGTTCGGGTTCGGGTTCGGGGTTCGAGAATATAAAAAACAATAACAATATATAATATAATAAAAAATTCCAACAAATAACTAACAAGGCCTTGCACCTGGAACCAGGACGACAAAATTTTCTAAAAAAAATTTAAGCTGCTTGTCGCTTTTTTGTTTTATTATGTTGTATTATGTGGTATCAATATAAGTATATATTGATATCAATTAAGGTATTAATTTATTACATGGAGTAAAAAGAAAATGCTTAAAGCAAAAACAAAAACGACTACTAAAAAATTGTCTTTAACTAAATTAGCAGATTTAGCCGAAGACAGTTTAAATAGAAAATTTCCTATGAATGAAATGTCATACAAAAAACTTTATAGAATAGGATACGTCTTTTCTAAAATTGCTCTTGATTTAAGACAAACTGCAATTGAACAAGGAATTTGTAAAATTTCAGCAGTTAAAGAACAAGAGCGCAAAGCAACAATCGCAAAAATTAAAACTTATGAATGGAGTAAATAATTATGAAAGCAATATTAATAAATCCAAAATTACAAACTATAAATCATGTTGATTATAGCGGAGATTATAAAGACATTTATAAATTAACAGAATGCTCTACATTTACTTGTGTTTATCCTTTTAATTTAAATGAAGATACAATTTATTTAGATGATGAAGGATTATTAAAACAATCTAATTATTGTTTTACATTTAAATGTGACAATGGCCATAATCCTATATTATGTGGTAATGCTTTAATACTAGGAACAGATGAAGAAGGTGAAAGTCAGGACGTAGAAAGTTCGATAGAAATGGTACGAGATCGTGTTGTTTTTGTAGGACATCAAGCAATTGATCTAGGAAAAGATATTAAACTTTCTCCATTACCTACTATTTTTAATGATGAAGATATTGCTAGGGCAATTAAAAATCATGATTAAGTTTATTAAAAATTATGGAGTATATATAGCTGAGATTATCTCAGCTATATTACTGTTAATTATTATCTATTACACTTTATGGTTTATATGCCTAATAGATGATGCTTGTTATCAATTAAATTTTATGGAGCTAGTTTAATAAAAGCACCTGGAGATTTTTTTAATGCACCCTAACGGGTGCATTTTTTTTGGGGGTAACTTGGCATTATCAAAAGCATATATTAATAAATCTTTTGACCCCGACCCCCGATTTGGGGCGGGTGCTTTTACAGACACACACATAAAATGCTAGTCTGATAAATTCATTTGGGGGTATTTTCATTGGGTTGCCCCCACCCCCTTTTTCTGATACTTTTACTTGATTGGAGTCCCAGAGGCAAAAATTTATGTACGACCTAAATCATTCTGGTTTTCATTTACTCGGTGAAGTCATGGAAATGGCATCCAGATTCCCGTTCTATAGCAATCAGCGCATAGCAGAATTACGCAGAAAGTTTTTACCTGCTATCATGCATGGCAAGATAAGACTGTACCGAAGTCAAAACATTCTTGTTGGCTTTGCTACATGGACGTTTCTTACTAAAGACGAGGCAGTCAATAGAACTTTTGATCATAATGCGTTTGCTAGGAACAATGGAGATCAAGTCTGGGTTGTTGACATGTGCTCCCAAAATAATGTACTTTATATTGCAAGAGACATGAGAACATTTTTGACAGAGAATATTATGAAATATACTGGTCATAAACGAGCTTACTGGAACAGACCAAACAAAATCAGCAACGCAGGAAGGATAGATCATGGGTGATAGTGGATCAGACTCAGATGCAGCAGAAGAAGAACAAGGGATAGCGGGCGAGCTAACTCGAGAAGATGTAACCACTCAACCATCAAGAAGTAACATTGCTGGTTCTAGTAGTTATGATGCGCAATTCACTGCGGATAATTTAGAGGCAAGAGGTTTAGATCCACAAGGATTTATGTCAGCCGAAAATTTTGCACAAACCACACAAGGTGGAGCGGGTGGTGATGACACGACATCCACCGCTGAAGATTTTATAGATTCAACTGGTATTAGTGTTCCGACAATACAAGCAGCGGGAACCTCACCTACGTTTTCTGGTGCTGGTGTATCTGATGTTTTTGATCCAATGACCATGCAAGCAGGATCAGACACAATGGTCGAGGCACTAGGTGCAGCACCCACAACTACACAAACACGAGATTTAACTCCTGAGCAAAAAACTTTTGCGGGATTATCAGATGTTTTAACTAGGGGATTAAGAGATCGAGCACCCGAACAAACGAAACAACAACGAGGTCTTCAAGCAGTTGCTCAAACTTTAGGTCAAGCGAGAGAAAAAAAAGCATTAGATCCAAGAGGCATTGACTTTGGTGTAACTGCCCCAATTGAAAGCACTGTTGGAGATGATTTTGATCCTGCATTAGATATGGCTGATAGATCAAACATGGCTACTGGAACTACAACTGGTGACGCACAATTTGGTGTATCGCCTGGCAGGTTGCAAGCGGAGTTTGGTCCGAGGGTTGCTTCATTAGCGGGCGGTTTAGATGAACAAAAAACTGCGGATATTGCTGATTTAACAAACAGGCCTGGCATTGGAACTTTACTTGGCTTACCAAGTTTTGCAAGAGGGGCGGCTAATTTTATAGGTCAAAAGTCTCGAGATAGAATGGCTGAGGCTATCGCAAGAGGTAAAACAGATCCATTATTTGGCAAAGGCACTGATATTACGGATGCTAATTTAATAAGAAATGAACAAGGTCAAGTTGTTGGCATTAGGGATAATCAAGGTAACTTGATCGAAGGCATGGATCCAAATGCACAAATGCAACAAGGTGATTCAGAAGAAGTTAAAAAGGCACCACCAAAAGCACCGACTGATCCGTGTCCCGAGGGTTATCAACTCATTGACGGAAAGTGTACATTAATGGAAAAGCCAGTTGATGAGGGAACTGGATTCATAAGATTTCCAACAGATAGAGATCCACCTTTTCAAAAGGGACCGTTCACACCTGCGACTGTAGCTACTGATCCTAAAAATATTAGGCCCTTGAACCCCGTAACTTTTAGATTATCAGATATATTTAGAACATAATGCGATACGACACACTTCCAGACGAGGCGTTAAAAGAATTTTTGATGCTCAAGGAAGCTGAAGCACGACTAATTCTTCGTGAAAAAGCACAGAACAACTTTATGCCTTTTGTTCATCATGTATATGAGAACTTTATTGAGGGTCGTCATCATCTTGAAATAGCAGAAAAACTTGAGAAGGTAGCAACTGGCGAGATAACAAGATTAATTGTTAACATGCCACCGAGACATTCGAAGTCGGAACTTGCATCTTACTTAATGCCTGCGTGGTTCTTAGGCCGTAATCCTAAATTAAAAATCATTCAAGCAACGCACAATACTGAACTTGCAGTGCGCTTTGGACGTAAGGTAAGGGATTTGATAGATTCTGAGCAATATGGACATATATTTCCAGACACGGATTTGAAAGCAGACAGTAAGGCGGCAGGTCGTTGGGAGACAAGTGCGGGCGGAGAGTATTTTGCTGCGGGTGTAGGTGCTGCGGTCACGGGTCGTGGTGCGGATTTATTTATTATTGACGATCCACACTCGGAACAAGACGCAATGTCCGAGGGCAGATTGGAGGAGGCGTATGAATGGTACACCTCTGGACCACGGCAAAGACTACAACCTGGCGGAAAAATCATTGTCGTGATGACGAGATGGGGTTTGAGAGACTTAACTGGTCGATTAATCAAGGCGCAAGGCAGTGATGTGCTCTCAGATCAGTGGGAAGTTGTTGAATTTCCTGCAATTTTGCCATCTGAGAACCCATTATGGCCAGAATTTTGGAAAAAAGACGATTTATTGAAGGTAAAAGCGTCTTTGCCCGTACAAAAATGGGGTGCACAGTGGCAACAACAGCCAACTGCGGAAGAAGGGGCGATAGTAAAGAAGGAATGGTGGAAAGTTTGGAAAAAAGAGGACATTCCAGAGGTTGATTACATAATTCAGAGCTACGATACTGCATTTTCTAAGAAAGAAAGTGCCGATTTTAGTGCAATTACGACATGGGGCGTGTTTAGAAGCGAAGAAACTGGTGCAGATAACATAATTTTGATGGATGCATGTAGGGGTAGATGGAATTTTCCAGAATTAAAGGAAAAAGCATTAGAGGAGAACGAATATTGGCAACCAGACATGATGATTGTTGAAGCAAAAGCATCTGGATTACCATTAACTGATGAGTTAAGACGAGCGGGCATACCAATTATGAACTATACACCATCGAAGGGTCGTGATAAGGTGACGAGGATGCACACAGTTGCACCATTATTTGAAGCGGGTATGGTTTGGGCACCCGAGAAGCATTTTGCAGATGAGGTTATTGATGAATGCATGGCCTTTCCAAATGGTGAGCATGACGATTATGTTGACAGTATGACTATGGCTTT